CGGCACATCAATCGACAACATAACAGTGCTATTTTGTTGGGCGTCACCCCATCGCTAAATAACGATTAATATATACAATGACTGTCCGTGTAGCTGTCCACGGAAGCTAGGTAATGCAGAACCTAGCAGGCCGTGCGTTAATCACACACGGTACAACTGTTTTTCGCTTATTCCACCACACAGTTGCGGTGGCCCAAGGTACAAAGCCCCCAGGGCGGGCTTTCGAAGCTGACCTATAGGTCAAACTTCTGACGGTACCAAGCGAGGCGGTCGTCATAACTCATAATCGGACCTACGTAACCCTGAATCCCAGCGTCACGCGCAACTTGCTCCAACTGAGCAACACGCTCGGTGTAGACTTCACGTCCACATTCAAAGTACTTCAATGCCACATTTTGAATTGCTTCAGCACTAGACTGTTCCATAGATAGGATTTTAGATTTTAAATGTGTATGTAGCATCTTAGCAATTGAATCCTCCTCAACAGGTGATCGATACAAACCAAGCTCGTCATCCCATACTGCATAATGTTTCAAAAATGATGCATCTTGCAGGTTGATGAAAGGGACAGACTCGGCTTCTTTTTCGGCCATGGTGTATTTGATATCCACTTTAGCTAACTGATCAGCAATGGCAGTATGATTAAAATCATCATAACCCTTAGCAACGGTCATGATATTATCATCGCCATATGTCATGACAGACACGCACTTGTTAAATAAAGGGGTTCTCCACCATCCCTTCTCTTTTGCAATAGCGTACCAGCAATATCGCAAATAAAGAGAATTAACAAAACTATTAATAACGACAGTTAAAGGATGACCAGAAGGGTTGGAACCAAAAAACTGAACTAAAGTTCCAAAATAATCATATGTGGGATACGTGATTTCAGTAGCAATACCACGCATAATGATAAGATCATCTTCATCATAATTACCACTTTTCTCTGCCAACCAAATCAGATTCTTAAAAGCAATCAACATAAATTGGGGACTCATCTGACCATCAAAACTGGCATAATCACCAGCAATGGCACGTTCCCAGCCATGTTTACCAATGTGCTCAAACAAATCAGTCCAATCTGGCGATTGGACAATAGTTCCAACAGCACATTCAGTGGCAATCTTATTACGTTGAATCAAAGCAGCTAAAGATAAATAATACTTACGAACGAGAAGAACAAAAGGCATATTTGCCGCCGCAAATACGCGAGTTTTATCTTTAGTTAATTTTGTCGGCTCATCTTTCAATGAAGCTTTGAAGACAGTATTAATAGATTGTCCAGCCAAAAGAATACTTTCCAGTTTTGCAACCTCCTCAAAAATGATAGGATCAACATCACGCGGACAAGATATACCTTCAACATAGCGGTCTGATTTCTCCACATATTGAGTTTTAGGCCCCTTCCCCGGGAAACCTACAGAAGTGGAAAAATTCATTGCGTTAAATCCTATAGCTCCATCGATACCAGCCAAATTTGCATCATCACTGATCTTGCCAACCTTAGCCAATTCACTTGAAGGAATAGCTTCAAGACTTATACGAAAGTCAATTGCAGCTTTATTCAACAAGATAGAATCAAATTGGGTGGCAGTATTCACCTTACCACTAATATCTTTAATTTTGTGACGTTCTGCATCCATATCCTTTGGAGGTCCATGTTTCTTCACAATCCCCATCAGCCTTTCAACAGAAGGTGAAATAAGTGAAGTAACAACAGAACTCTTAGGAGAAGATCTAGGAGGACCATTATGTGATCCATGAACACGAATTTTAGCATTCGATTTCAAAGAACGAGTGACACATTTTTCATGTGGAGCACTTAATGGGCCAAACTCGATTCCCATACAGTTAGTCTGCATCGGAACAGCAGAATGAGATATGAAAGTGCAAGGCTTTTCACCTAATTCAGCAATAGTATCCAGAATAGCTTTCCTAGTCAAAACACCAGCAGCACCAATAGAACCTCTACCAGCCAAATGGTGTCCAGCGATAAAGGGCATACCTCTGACATTACCTATCAATGGAGCCATACACAAACCACCGAAAGTGTCAACTGGAAAGGTATATTTAAATCCTTGGAAAGTACCTCCATGATCAGTAACAACTCTAGAGCGAATTGCCGTCATTCCCGGATATTTGATGAGTTTTCCATCTTTATTATAAATCGTAAAGACGTCAAGTTTCTTATCCTCATCAATATCTTTCGGATAATAACCGATAATATCACGATGCAAACCCGCCCCTGGACAGTACCAGATGGCAAAATCTGTTCCAGGAACGCGCAACGCAACGGTATCATCCAATGGCATATTCAAAAAAGTGTGTCCTCCGACTTTCTTTAGATCAACAAATTCGGTTTGTCTTTTTACCATATGATTGGGTATCAACAAAATATTACTTTTTAAAGGAAGAACGTTGCAAAACGTTCCACATTTTTTCTCCACCACCATTAATCTCTGACCGATCAAATTGGTGAGTTTGTCAATAGTAATAGTTCGAGATTTTTCACTGATTCCGGCATCTCCAAAAAGATATTGATTCTCTTTGGAGCGAACATCCCAAAACTCTGTCTCCTGTTGCCATGATTTAGCATCTGGTTTAACCATAATTGGTTTAGCAGATTGGGCAGTGGGAAGAGTCTTCCAAGATTTAGCCAGTTCAACTAAAATTTTCCAAATTCCAATTGACATCAAAAGATATACAATCTTTAATTTGGAATTCCAACTCATTCACGAATAAATTGAGATGGTAAAGGTACATTAGCAAATCTTTTAACAACGGAACGACGGATCATATGAAAACGTATAATTACATATAGCGAATAAATAATCGTAAATAGAAGAATCATCCAAGATCCTCTTACATGTACAACTAAATCATAAGCTAAAGTAATAACGACACAAAGCAAGTAATAGCCAATACTGTTTAACAAAATTTCTTTTAATTTGTCACGCATAAGGTAAGCAATAATAACTGACCCAAAGCGCGATTCAATAAGAGTTTGAAGAAAAGCATTTAGCCATGCAACACAACGAATTTCCAAAGCGGTAAGATATTCAATAACTTCATTAATACTTGGAATACCACTTTGTGAATCCAAAGGGCAAGATTCGCACATTCCAACCGGCATACCACATTCACATAGTGGCATATCAGCTAGATTACGCTGGGCATCAACGAAGGCTCTCTGGTGTTCAAAATGTTTCTTAGAATCCTCTATTAAAAATGATAATAGAGTCTTGATATCAACATCAATGAGCGGTTGTCCCTTAAATACGCGGGGAATCCACTCAATGTTACGTGTTCTTCCAGATTTAAACATATCACCTGTACGATCATCCTTATAACGAGCTTCTTCAACGGTAAAAAGAGCATAATCAGGAAATTGATCTCCAGACATGTGAGCGATTTTTGAACTATCTAACATAGTGGTTCCAGGCTTACAATACTCAGATTTGACCTTCTGAGTAATCGTAACCTCAAAACGACGATTGATTGATAAAGGTTCATTTGACAACTGATTAGACAATAAGTCCTTAACATTCGTTGTCGCAGTAACAACCTTTGGTTCAATCATAACTTTACCTTTCATTTCTGCGTTAGGATTCAACGCAGCCATTGTTATATTATTTAGAAACATAATTACAGGTAAAGTGGGCGATCCATCCGTACGATCTAATGCAGTATTGCAAATATCATCAAAGATTACTCCCTGATGAAATGTGCCAAACTCGGATTGAAATTTATCCTCCATATTAAGAGAGATTACAGCACGCGGACTGAAATCGAATCCGTTTATCTGAAGAATAAATCGAGTCAATGCATTAGCAATCGCAGACTTTCCTACACCAGACGATCCATAAAGGAGTACACCGTAAGGTTTCTCACGAATACCTTCCTTTTTAGATAAAGTGCGGGAAGCTTGAATATCACGCAAAGTTGCAAGACGATGAGAATAATAACTTCTCTCACCAGTCGTGCATGTGTTCAAGAGTGATAAAGTGGTCTGAATACATTCATGAACACGACGATCATATGTCTCATCATCGACTTGTGCTTTACGGCCTAAGTCGATGTGAGTTTTCTGGGACTTGATAAAAGTGAACTCATCATCATATGAACTTCTTGCTTCTGATTGGAAGAATAAATCTACATTACCAGAATCAAGAACAGAATAGATTTTCGATATGAGTAACTTACCAAAGGATACAACTTTTTCAAGCAATTGAACAACCGTAACCGATTGTCTTAAAGGCTCAGAAATGAATATCGACATTCCTCGAAATGAAATGTTGATCTTCTTCAAAAATCCCAATGTGATCATCATACGAAGGAGATTTTGTAATTCAGAAAAAACTTCACTTTCTTTAACCAAAAACCAATATTTTCCAAAATCTGGAATCGTAATTTCTGGTAAAGAAAAATTAAAGTCGGTAGCAATATCACGAAGCAACAACCAATATTTACCGAAAGTATCGGTAATCCAATCAGGTGCATCGAAAGTGAAATCTATTACTTCCTTAATACCGAATTGAGACTTAAAAGTCTGCGCGCGGTGAACGCGTGCTTTCTCTTTGTT